TTACGGGGTAATGCCAACCGCTGTCGCCACTTTGTCGCCACTTGGCAGCGTTGCCAGAGGATTGAAACGGAGCGCCGTTTCCAGATGATCCGGTGCCAGATGTGCGTAACGCATAGTCATTTTTATATCGTGGTGTCCGAGAATTTTTTGTAAGGCCAGAATGTTTCCACCCGACATCATGAAGTGCGCCGCAAACGTATGGCGCAGAACGTGTGTGAGTTGACCGCGAGGGAGCACGATAGACGTTTTTTCCATCACGGATAAAAATTGAAAATAGCAGTCTGTGAAGAAATTGAACCCATCAAGCGCCATGATCTCTTCGTAAAGCTCTTTACTGATAGGGATGCTTCTGTTTTTCTTCCCCTTCGTTCTTACAAAGGTAATTCGGTATTTGGTCACCTGTGAACGAGTAAGATTTACGGCTTCTCGCCAGCGTGCGCCTGTGCTTAAGCATATCTTAACTACCAGTGCCAGAATTGGGTCCTGACGTTTGCAATCAGCCAGTAATTCAACAATCTGCTCATGGGTAAGCCATGCCATCTCTTTTTCTGCGATGGTGAATTTTCGCATGTTCTCCAGTGGGTTCGGATACGACCATTCGCCCAGGCGGGATAGTTCGCTAAAAACACTACTTAGATAGCTTTGCTCCAGGTTAATGGTGACCGGGCTTGCTCCTTTCTTCCATTTCTCGCTGAAGTAGATCTCACCTGTCAGGCGTTTATCTCGATAGTGGGCAAACATTTTAGAGGTTAGATCAGTTGCAAGGGGATTGCCCAGAGCGTCAACCATCAGCAGCAATTTGTCATAGACATGCTGCCCAGCAGTCAGTGATTTACCATGTAGTTTGAACCATAGCTCAACCACGTCTTTCAGTGTTCGACGATCCACTGATTCACCTAGCCAGGGCTTTGCTTCGGTTTCTTCCATCGTGTGACGCTCAAAAGCCAGTGCTTCGCCTTTGGTGGCGAATTGTTTACGCACACGACGCCCACTACGTCCGGCGGGGTAACATTCGCAAAGCCATTTTCCTGTGGTGAGTTTTCGTACAGCCATAAAAAATGCCCTCCAATAGAGAGCATTTTTACTGTATGTATAACCAGTGTCAATGTATGAAATCCTGCGACCATACATCTCACTGAAGCCATAATGAAGTAGGCTATTCTTTTTGCTATGTGATCATGTAACTTTTGCGGTTAACCTGTGGCTCATTTTTATTTTAGGCGCAGATATAAAAGCAAAAGTTATCGTGAGTTTTTAGTACAGATTTTTTTGGATTTACTAATAGTTCCATCATTGCAAACGAATTTGCCATCAGAGGTACAGTGAGAAACACCTCCCTTTTTCCCTGAGCAGGGATAATTTCTAGCATAGGTAGCTAGTGGGTTTAATAACAAAGAACATGACAAAACCACAAAAAATACCTTACCAAGCATAATTTCCTCCCGGTACTATTTAACATACTTGACTGTTAAACTTATAATTTTACCAATTATTTCAATGTCTTCTATCTTACATTCGAAGGCTCTGTTTCCACCCTCGACGAAGATTCTTCCACCGGGTAAACGAGTAATGTCACGGATCGTTATTTCGCCATCAATACTTATTACCCATTTACCATCACGTATATCATCAAATTCCTTATCACAAATAAATTCAGAATTATTATCTGTGATTACAAAAAGATTCTTGAATGCCGACGGTAGAAATTCTCTATCGAAAATATAAAAACCGTCTTCACACAAGGCCCCATCAGATAATACATATTTAGCAACTTCCATAGTATTTGTATTACCTGAAGTTTGCTTTGAACCATGCCCGGTTGTGAGCCAATTAAGCGAGGTGCCTGTTTCAAGGGCGCACTGGATTACCCATTCTGCTGGGAATGAGTCACGCATGTAGCGTGTGGCGAGTGTACTTTTAGAGATTCCTAAATGATCGCACAACGCCTGTCGAGTCTTGAATCCATAAGCTTCTACCATGCGCTCTATGGCGCCTCGTCCGCCTTTCTCCAAATTCATGGTCACTCCAAGTGAACTTTTATCTTGACGATTTCACTGTGCGATCGTATGTTTATGGTGTTCACAAAATACAAACGATCCGTATTCGTCCTGATTAATCATCATTAAACGAGGAATGTTGCATCATGAGACCTAACATTTCAATCACTCTTACCACGCCTCATGTGACTATTGAACGCTATAGCGAGCTGACAGGGCTATCCATCGATACCATCAATGACATGTTGGCTGATGGACGCCTTATCCGTCACCGTCTGCGCAAAGATAAAAAACGCGAAAAAGTGATGATCAACATAGCAGCAATGACCGTTGATGCGCTTTCAGAATGCAATCTAAACCTTAATTAGTTCGATTCTGAAATACATCAGAGGCATTGACCATGTTTGATTACCAAGTTTCCAAACATCCACATTTTGATGAAGCCTGTCGTGCATTTGCACTGCGCCACAATCTGGTGCAACTGGCAGAACGTGCAGGCATGAATGTGCAGATTCTGCGGAACAAGCTGAACCCAGCTCAGCCTCATTTATTAACCGCACCAGAAATCTGGCTGCTTACCGATCTGACTGAAGATTCAACGCTGGTAGATGGTTTTCTGGCACAGATTCATTGTCTGCCATGTGTACCGATTAATGAGGTGGCAAAAGAGAAACTGCCACATTACGTCATGAGTGCAACCGCAGAGATCGGGCGTGTTGCTGCAGGTGCGGTGTCTGGCGATGTAAAAACCTGTGCCGGTCGTCGTGATGCTATCAGCAGCATTAACTCTGTAACACGACTGATGGCGCTGGCGGCTGTTTCATTGCAGGCCCGTTTACAGGCTAATCCTGCGATGGCGAGTGCAGTTGATACCGTGACTGGCCTCGGTGCTTCATTTGGTTTGCTGTGAGGTGCTTATGCTGACGAAAGAACCATCATTTGCATCGCTGCTGGTTAAACAAAGCCCGGCAATGCATTACGGTCACGGCTGGATCATGGGTGAGGATGGTAAACGCTGGCATCCGTGCCGTTCACAAGATGAATTGCTGGCAGAACTATCTACGAAAAAACGGGGGAACAAATGGCTATTGAAGGCGCTGCGGCGACTGTTCCATTAAGCCCCGGTGAACGCCTGAATGGACTTAATCACATAGCGGAATTAAGGGCGAAAGTTTTTGGTTTGAATATTGAGTCAGAGCTTGAGCGGTTTATTAAAGATATGCGTGATCCACGGGATATCAATAATGAACAAAATAAACGGGCACTGGCTGCCATATTCTTTATGGCAAAAATTCCAGCTGAACGTCATAGCATCAGCATTAATGAGCTGACCACTGACGAAAAGCGGGAGTTGATTAAAGCAATGAATCATTTTCGTGCAGTGGTGAGCTTATTTCCCAGACGGCTAACCATGCCGAATTAACCAACTAATGAAATTAATGGCGTAAACCCGCCGGGCATCCCTTTATCTAAATTCAGGAGAATTGCTTATGCGTAATATTGAAACCCTCACGACCAAAACCGGACCGGATGATGCAGGTCTTAATCTTTTACTGACAGAGGCTCGTCTGGAAGAACGCCGGGCAAGGGCTGAAGCAATGGCTGCTCGCCTCGATAGCCTGGCGTGTCATATCACCTCCCGCCAGCTAAACCACGTCGAAGCGGCAGAACTGCTGCGTGTGACTGCTGAAGCAATCCAGAACGAAGCGCAGGAGATCCACTGATGGCTGATGCAATGGATCTCGTACAGCAGCGCGTTGAAGAAGAACGCCAACGCCATATCCGTGCTGCCCGTGCCAAAACGCCGGGCGTGTCCCGCGTGCTTTGCGTTGAGTGTGAAGCGCCAATTCCGCCAGCACGCCGCCGTGCCATTCCTGGAGTGAGCTTTGCATTACCTGCCAGGAAATCGCAGAGCTGAAAGGCAAACATTACAACGGAGGTGCTGTATGAGCACCATCCTGAAATGGGCGGGTAATAAAACCGCCATTATGTCCGAACTGAAAAAATACCTTCCTGCTGGCCCGCGACTGGTTGAACCTTTCGCGGGTTCTTGTGCTGTGATGATGGCGACGGATTACCCCAGCTATCTGGTTGCGGATATTAATCCTGATTTAATCAACCTCTATAAAAAGATTGCCGCTGATTGCGAAGCGTTTATATCTCGTGCCAAAGTTTTATTTGAGGAAGCAAACAGTGAGCTGGCTTATTACAACATAAGACAGGAGTTTAATTACTCAACTGAAATTACTGATTTCATGAAGGCGATATATTTCCTGTATCTCAATCGTCACGGTTACCGTGGTTTATGTCGCTATAACAAGAGCGGGTATTTCAACATTCCCTACGGTAATTATAAAAATCCGTATTTCCCTGAAAAAGAAATTCGCGCATTTGCAGAGAAAGCCCAGCGGGCAACGTTTATCTGCGCGAGCTTTGATGAAACGCTGGCGATGCTGCAGGTGGGGGATGTGGTGTATTGCGATCCGCCGTATGACGGTACGTTTTCCGGCTATCACACTGATGGTTTCACTGAAGATGACCAGTATCACCTGGCATCCATTCTTGAACATCGGTCATCAGAAGGACATCCGGTCATTGTTTCTAACAATGACACATCCCTGATTCGTTCGCTGTATCGCAATTTTACTCACCACTATATCAAGGCAAAACGCAGCATCGGCGTGTCAGCTGGCGAGGGTAAATCTGCAACAGAAATCATTGCTGTTTCCGGGCCGAGCTGCTGGTTGGGATTTGATCCTTCGCGTGGCGTGGATAGTTCTGCCGTGTACGGAGTGTGTGTATGAGTCATGACGATATGAACAATTGCAGCGGCTTTAACGAGGCCGCCGCAGCATTTTCATGGAACGGCTCGAAAAAGGCCATTAACCCTTATCTGGACCCGGCGGAAGTTGCGCCGGAGTCTGCACTTTCAAACCTGATCACTCTGTACGCTGCCGATAACGAGCAGGAACAACTGCGCCGCGAGGCACTGAGTGAGCAGGTCTGGGAGCGTTATTTCTTTAATGAATCCCGTGATCCTGTCCAGCGCGAAATGGAGCAGGATAAGCTCATTAGCCGGGCAAAGCTGGCGCATGAGCAGCAGCGTTTTAATCCGGACATGGTCATTCTGGCGGACGTAAACGCCCAGCCTTCCCATATCAGCAAGCCGCTGATGCAACGTATTGAATACTTCAGCAGCCTGGGCAGGCCAAAGGCTTATTCCCGCTATTTGCGTGAGACGATTAAGCCATGTCTGGAGCGACTGGATTGTGTACGTGACAGTCAGCTATCTGTTTCTTTCCGTTTTATGGCAAGCCATCAAGGGCTGGAGGGGCTGCTGATCCTGCCTGAAATGAGCCAGGATCAGGTGAAACGCCTGTCCACCCTGGTAGCAGCGCATATGAGCATGTGTCTTGAGGACGCTTGTGGTGATTTGTATGCCACCGATGACGTTAAGCCAGAAGAAATCCGCAAGACATGGGAAAAGGTGGCAGCGGAAACCCTGCGTCTGGATGTTATCCCGCCTGCGTTTGAGAAACTTCGTCGGAAAAGAAACCGCCGCAAACCAGTGCCCTATGAACTCATCCCGGGTTCGCTGGCGCGTATGTTGTGTGCCGACTGGTGGTATCGGAAATTATGGAAGATGCGTTGCGAATGGCGGGAAGAGCAGTTGCGTGCTGTCTGCCTGGTCAGCAAAAAAGCATCCCCCTATGTCAGCTATGAAGCCGTGATGCATAAACGTGAGCAGCGCCGTAAGTCGCTGGAGTTTTTTCGTTCTCATGAACTGGTGAACGAAGACGGCGACACGCTGGATATGGAAGATGTGGTAAACGCCAGCAGCAGCAACCCGGCGCATCGCCGCAATGAGATGATGGCCTGTGTTAAAGGTCTGGAGCTTATCGCGGAAATGCGCAGTGACTGTGCCGTTTTCTACACTATCACCTGTCCGTCGCGTTTCCATTCCACGCTCAATAACGGCAGACCAAACCCGACCTGGACAAACGCGACGGTAAGACAAAGTAGCGATTATCTGGTCGGCATGTTTGCTGCATTTCGTAAGGCTATGCATAAAGCCGAGTTGCGCTGGTATGGCGTGCGGGTAGCTGAGCCGCATCATGACGGTACTGTGCACTGGCATCTCATGTGTTTCATGCGTAAAAAAGACCGCCGCGCCATCACTGCATTACTGCGTAAGTTTGCCATCCGTGAAGACCGCGAGGAGCTGGGCAATAACACGGGACCACGCTTTAAGTCTGAGCTGATAAACCCGCGCAAAGGTACGCCAACAAGCTATATCGCGAAATACATCAGTAAGAACATTGACGGGCGTGGTCTGGCTGGGGAGATCAGCAAGGAAACGGGTAAATCCCTGCGTGATAACGCTGAATACGTTAATGCCTGGGCGTCTCTGCATCGTGTTCAGCAATTCCGCTTCTTTGGCATTCCGGGGCGTCAGGCTTACCGTGAACTGCGATTGCTGGCTGGTCAGGCGGCAAGGCAACAGGGTGACAAAAAAGCAGGTGCGCCGGTACTGGATAACCCGCGCCTTGATGCCATTCTGGCTGCTGCTGATGCTGGTTGTTTTGCCACCTATATCATGAAGCAGGGCGGCGTACTGGTTCCCCGTAAATATCACCTCATCAGAACCGCTTATGAAATCAACGAAGAGCCAACCGCCTATGGCGATCACGGTATTCGTATTTATGGCATCTGGTCACCCATTGCAGAGGGCAAGATCTGCACTCATGCGGTGAAGTGGAAAATGGTTCGTAAGGCCGTTGACGTTCAGGAGGCGGCAGCCGACCAGGGCGCTTGCGCCCCTTGGACTCGTGGCAATAACTGTCCCCTTGCTGAAAATTTGAACCAACAAGGGAAAAACAAATCAGCTGATGGGGACTCCAGAACGGATATTACCCGTATGAATGACAAGGAGTTGCACGATTACCTGCACAGTATGAGCAAAAAAGATCGCCGGGAACTGGCAGCAAGGTTACGCCTGGTGAAACCGAAACGGCGTAAAGACTACAAACAGCGAATTACAGACCATCAGCGACAGCAGCTTGTCTATGAACTGAAGTCCAGAGGATTTGATGGCAGCGAGAAAGAGGTCGAGTTGCTCCTTCGCGGTGGCAGTATTCCGTCAGGAGCAGGCCTGCGTATCTTCTATCGGAACCAGCGTCTGCAGGAGGATGATAAATGGCGGAACATGTATTAATTACGCTGATTAACAATTCGTGCTCTTAATAATACCAGGCATATCAGGCTGATGAACGTAAAAAAACGTTTTACATCAGTAAGATTATTATATACTGTAAATATAAACAGTAGTTATGTATACAGTATTGCTTGTGGTGTCATAGGAGGAAAAATGCAGGACTATTTTTTGGAGTCTTTGAAGCTCCAGCGCATTGATTTTTTTCTTAAGCTTGTAGCGGCTAGTGAGTGTAGTGATGAAGAGAAGGGGCTGGCTTTGCAGTGGGTTTCTGAACTAACAGATGAACTCATGGCAAAAATCAGAACCCACGAATACAACCGCTCAATGGATGTCATCAGTTGAGGTGACTTTTATGCGCATTGAAATAATGATCGATAAAGAGCAGAAGATTAGCCAGTCTACCCTGGACGCTCTGGAGTCCGAGCTTTACCGCAACCTGCAACCCATCTATCCCAAGACCGCTATCCGCATCCGTAAAGGGGCGGCAAACGGCGTTGAGCTGAGTGGCTTAAAGCTTGATGAAGACAAAAAGCGGGTGATGGAAATTATGCAACAGGTTTGGGAAGACGACAGCTGGCTGCACTAAGGAACGTTCCTGATGTAAGAACTTGAATCTGACGTCAGCAAGGTTGAACAACGAGAGTAGCGAGGCGTTAGCCATGGGTAAAAAAGACAGTAATCACCAGATTATTTATCGGGGCTAGGTGCTGGAACGTTTAACCCTTGGCGACTGGGTCTTCTTTCAACGCCCAAAGGAGTGTGGCGGAGGTTTTTGGTTGGGCCGCATCTATGAAGACTGCTTCTGGCTTGAGCTGGAATTCCCCGTTTCGCTATATGACGGCCTGGGGTTTTTGATGGAAGTCACTAGGGTAGAGCAGAGAAGTGATGAGGTTGACGCGAATTATCCCCTGTTTGATTAAAAATGTATTAGCTTATAATGGAATACTATTTTTGCAGGTGGGGGCGCAATGGATTTAGTCTTTAAAGTTCTGGCTTCGTTGGGTGGGGTGTCTTTTGTTGCATCTGGCATATTTGTTTGGATCGGGAAAGTTTATTTAGAAAGATATAAGTCGCGGCTAAACAAAGATATTGCTGAATTTCAATCACAACTGAGTGCAACTAATGAAAGAATAAAGGCTAAGTTAGACAATTCTGTTTATGTAACGAAAGCGTATTTTGATAAGGAGTTATCAGCATATAGTCTCATTTGGAATTCGATGTTTGAAACCAGAGAAAGCGTGCTTAAGCTGAGGCCTGCGCTGGATCATGTTGACCCCAACGAACCATTTGAAGAGAGAAAATTTAGAAGGTTGAAAGTTTTTTTTGATGCATTTAACACTTTTGTTACAAGTGTTGAATCTAACAAACCGTTCATCTCACCAGAGGTTTATATAATCTTGGACCGTTTCCGGAAGGAATGCCTTTCAGAGTCAATATCGTTTAAGCATAGCGATCCAGAATTTGACGGGCAAAATTATTGGAAAGAGGCGGAGTTGAACTGTACAACCATCACCAAGCTTTTTGATGAGACGTGTGATGCAATTCGAGACAGGATGCACACATTAACTGTGGTTACGTAGGTTTCCAAAAAGTCTCGATGCCCGCTTTGGAGATTGTGCATGTCTATGCCGCATGAATCCGCATGATCGTTTGAGGATCGTTTTAGCTGAGGCCCGCCAGGAGTGGCGGGCTTTTGCTTATGTCATGCAGGCGCATGAAAACCGCTACATAAAGCGGGCAGGCGTGGCGGGGATACGATTGCGCGCAAGCATAGATTCTGTAATATGTATGGCACATAGCAAATGACAAGGTGATTATTATGCATGCGATCTTGAAACAATACGTCGAAGATCTTTCTAACCAATTTGCGATAGAAGAAGATGAATCGAAACTCTTCGAGTATTTTTGTAATTATGTTATTGCTTCTAAAAAGTATTTAGGACGATTTAGTCCTATCGATATCACTACTCAAGAGGATGATGCCTCATTAGACGGAATTATCTTTCTTATTGATGGTGAATTAATAACTACTGTTGATGATGCTGAGGCGATATTTAAAACCCATAAAACATCATTGCCAGTGGAGTTAATACTTACTCAGATTAAATCTGGTGAGGCTTTTGTTAAATCAGATATTGCAAATTTCAAGATTGGCTTGGATGATTTTTTAAGTCTTAAACCGAAATTACCAAATGGTATCTATAACACTCAAGCTATTGAAATATTGAAAGTAATATTTGCAAATGTAAAAAAAATTAAAAACAAAAAACCATCGCTTACAGTTCATTATTGCACTAGTGGTACTTATGTTGAAGAGAGAGAAATTAAAGCTACATTTGATATAATTAAAAAATCATGCTTCGATACTGACTTTTTTGATTCTGTTGACGTGAGACCTCTCGGGCGTAAAGAACTAATGGATATGTGGATATCCATAACCGAAAAAAATGAGGCTGAGTTACAGTTGATTGATTACATAGGTATCGAGGCTATGCCAGGTATCCCTCAATCATATATTGCAATTGTAAAAGCAAAGCATTTTATTGAGAAGCTTGCAAAAGATAGTGATGGAAAAATAAAAGAGTCAATTTTTGAAGAAAATATACGTGCGTTCTTAGGAAGTGATAATAATGTTAATAATAAAATCTCCTCAACTTTAGAAGATAAAAAAATAAAAGCAAAACAATTTCCAGTGTTGAATAATGGAGTGACTATAATTACTCCAGAGTTATCTATACAACCAAACACAAAAGTTATAAATCTTACAAACTATCAAATTATTAATGGTTGTCAAACAACTAATACACTCTTCCATCATTACGATAATTTAAATGATGATGTTGAGATTGTTGTCAAATTTATAGAGTCTCAAGATGCTGATGTTGCAAGTAGCATAATTGAAGCAACAAATAGTCAATCAGCAATTGAGGGAGCAGCGTTTTTTGCATTGCGTGAAAAAGCTAAAATGGTGCAGAAATATTTCGATCTACAGAGGAAAGACCCAAAACTGGAAAGTATATATTTTGAGCGGCGTGAAAATGAATATCGGCCATATGATATACAATCTACACGTATATATGATATTAAAGAACTGGCTCGTTGCTTCATATCTGTATTTAAGCGGAACCCGCACAATGCTGCTAGATATGTTAAAAAAGTACTTAGCGAAAGCGATAATATAATATTTGGTGAGGCCGATAATGAATGCGCATATTATACTGCGGCGTATATATGTTATAAGTATAATACTATGATTAACGGGCGAAGAGAAAATGCACAAAAGTATAATAAATATAGATGGCATATTGCAATGTTATATCCTTGGGTCGTAAATAAAAAGGTTGAGAAAGTTGAATTAAATTCAAAGAAAATGAGTGCCTATTGTGAGCGTATTCTTAAAACATTTTATAACGACAACTATATTAAGCATTTTTCAAAATGCCATGAGATAATTGATGCTCTTGCTTTAGATAATGAGAATGGTGTTACAGATGATCAACTAAAACGTGCACGATATACTACTAGTTTAATTGAAAAAGCTACTGAGATTTTGAAATAAATGGATGCAGCCCAAGGAAGGGCTGCTAATTTTTATTCGAAATGATACGAAAAAAAATTGATAATGTCCTCACCTAACCAATCATTAATCTCTGATATTCTTTTTTGTAAAGGTAATAGCTCATTCCTTACAAAAACCTTACTAGCCTTCTCCACATCTCCAAATCCCCCAACATTATTAGGCATTATTCCCATCATCTGCGGCGGCACACGATGCGCCGCCATCATGTCATCCCGGCTGACGTTCTTAATATTCAAAAACTCATCCTTCGCCGCGACTTCTGACAACGGGATGATCTGAAGCCCGTCCTTTTTGCCGTTAGGCGAGTACATAAACAGGTTGCGGAAATTGCCTGGTCCTTTAGCATTTTTCATCGCATTGCGGAGGTTGTTCACGTCCTCCTGATTCTGCGCGGCGTCGGTCATGTACATGATGAAGCCTGCATGGCTGCCGTTGATGTAATACTTACGGCGGAACAGCGTTGCGGACTCGTTGAGCAGGGCGGATGGAATGGCAGAAAGATAGCCGGGCAGGCCGTAGATCTCCTGGTTGATGTCCGGTTCCATCAGATGAAAAATGCTGCCTTTCGTGAACTGATACGGCTGCGTAGTTATGCCGTATTGCACAAACCAGTAGGTATCCAGGTCTAATCCGCGTCGGGTGTATTTTGCCAGGGCAGGTTCAAGGGCGAGCACTTCACCGAAGCGGTTCGTGCGTTTCTCCAGGTAGGCGTTGCCAAATACCAGATAGTCCTGCACAAAACGTGAAAAAGCCTGCTGGCTGAGCAGCGGGTGGGGGATGTAGGTACTGGCCAGAATGTTGCACTTTACTGCAATCGGGGAACTGTGATGCACGGCGGCGCGGAAGGTGCGAGCCAGACCGTCGAAACTCACTGGCGGCTCATACCAGCGATCTGTCTGTACGCATTCCACATAGTCCAGTAATTCTCGGCGGTCCAGAACAGGAACGGGATCGCCGAAGCTGAATGCTTCGGTTGTAGTTTGACTTTTAAGCTGGATCTGTTTCGTCGCCGCAGCGCGGTTCTTCTTACTCTTTCCCATCAAAAAATCTCCACAATATTGCTGGTATTGGCGGATTCGCCCTGCAGCGGTTCGTTAAACAGTGCGTGCATCGTTGCCCAGGCCAGATCGGCATGGCTGGCTTCTTCGCTGCGGCTGGCTTCATAGGTCGGGCGGTTGCCACTGGCGGTGGTGGCGCGACGGATTGCCATGAATGACTGCGCAATGTCGGTGTGCCCGGCGTCAAACTCCAGACGGCGGTGGCTGATAATGTCGTATGCCTTGAGTACCAGGGCGTTTTTAACGTTGGGGTTGTAGACAAACTCCCGGACGGCAGGAAAAAACGCTTTCACGTTCTCGTAAACCCCGTGACCAACGCCGGTTGAGTCGATGCCGATATAGGTCACGTTGTACTGTTCGGTCAGTTTTTTGATGGCGTCAGCCTGGGCGCGAAAGTCCATCCCGCGCCACTGGTGACGCTCAAGAATGCGGAACTTGCCGCCCGGCACGGCTGGCGGTGCCACCACCACACATCCGGCACTGTCGCCATTCTGCGTACCTTTCGCCGGGTCATAACCGATCCACACTTCGCGCCAGCCAAACGGGCGCAGTGCCAGTGCATGAAAGTCGGTCCAGACTTCCCAGCTGTCCACCATGCACGCCTGCAGCTCGCTGAGCGGGAACACGGACGCGAGATCGTCCACGAACTCGCACATCAGCAGGTTCTGGTATTCGTCCGGGCTGTACTCCATGCGCAACTGGTCAAGGTCGAACAGGTTGCAGCCGCCGCGCACAGCATCTTCCACGGTGACTATCTGGCGGTATTGCCCGTCTGCGCACAGCAGGCCGGGGGCCAGATTGCTGTGGGACAGGTCGATATCCACCTTATCGGCTTTGTTGCGCCCACGGTTGAACAGCGCACCGGACCAGAACGGATAAGCACTGTGTGTCAGACTGGATGGCGTGGAAAAATAGGTCTGTCGCCATTTTTTGTGAATAGCCATACCTGAAGCCACTTTGCGCAGCTCCTGGAATTTCGGTATCCAGAAATATTCATCCAGATACAGGTTGCCGTGGTAACTCTGGGCCGTGCGGGCATTGGTGCCGAGGAAGTAAAGCGTGGCCCCGTTGGGAAGCACCATCGGATCGCCTTTCAGCTCCACTTCCACTTCTTTGGCGAAGTCGATGATGTACTGCTTAAAGACGTGGGCCTGTGCCTTGCTGGCGGAAAGGAAAATCTGGTTACGTCCGGTCAGCAGGGCGTCAATCAGGGCTTCACGGGCAAAGTAAAAGGTCGCGCCGATCTGGCGTGACTTCAGCAGGTTGCGGATGCGGTTGGTTTTTCCGGCTTCCCACCAGTGGCGCTGGTAGTTGAACATGGAGGAATGGAAGATTTCTTCCAGCTTCTCAATCTGTTCATCGGTGAAAACATTCTTTTCCGGCTGACGGCGCGGGCCTTTGTTGCGGTTGGCGACGTTTGGGTTTAAGTCGGCTTCGTTGCCGCCATTGTTAAACTTGCCGATCCGCGCGTGGCGTTCCGATTGGCGCGCCAGCAGGTCAATCTCTTTGAAATCTTTCCCTTCTTTGTGCTCCTTCATAATGAGCTGGCAGTAGCGTGCGGCGGTGGTGAGCTGCATCTGATCCAGCGGCCCATAGTCACCCCACTTGTCGCGTTTTTTCCAGCTGTGAACGGTTGCAACTTTCTCGCCCAGCATTTCAGCAATGCGGGCTACGCGGTATCCCTGAAAGTACAGCAGCATGGCCTGCCGACGGGGATCGAGATCTGCGGGTGTCAGTGTGGTGTTCATGGCACAAACCTACAGCCTTGAATGAAGGCTTTCCCCGCCTGCGGTTTGTGTGGTTGTCGGTACAAATACCGCGCATTGTTTCACTGCCCCCATCACCGCAACCATAAGGCTCCAGTAAGTTTTTTCTAACGGAGCACGGCTCATGACAGTGAAAGCAAAGCGTTTTCGCATCGGGGTGGAAGGTGCCACCACCGACGGACGTGAAATCCAGCGTGAATGGCTGGAACAGATGGCAGCCAGCTACAACCCGGCGGTGTATACCGCGCTGATTAACCTTGAGCACATCAAGTCTTATCTGCCGGACAGCACCTTTAACCGCTACGGCAAGGTGACGGCGCTGTTTGCTGAAGAAATCACGGAAGGTCCGCTGGCAGGCAAGATGGCGCTGTATGCCGACGTTGAGCCAACAGAGTCCCTGGTGGAGCTGGTGAAAAAAGGCCAGAAATTATTCACCTCTATGGAAGTCAGCCCAAAGTTTGCTGATACGGGCAAAGCCTACCTGGTCGGGCTGGCTGCCACTGATGACCCTGCCAGTCTGGGCACTGAAATGCTGACATTCAGCGCCAGTGCAGCCCATAACCCGCTGGCAAACCGCAAGCAGAATCCCGCCAATCTCTTTACCGCCGCAGAGGAAACGGTGATCGAACTGGAAGAAATCCAGGAGGACAAGCCGTCCCTGTTTGCCCGCGTCACGGCGCTGTTCACCAAAAAAGAGCAGTCCGACGATGCCCGGTTCTCTGATGTGCATAAGGCCGTGGAGCTGGTCGCCACTGAGCAGCAGAACCTGAGCGCACGGACCGAAAAATCCCTGTCTGAGCAGGATGAACGTCTGTCTGAGCTGGAGACTGCCCTGCAGGCACAGCAGACCGCCTTTAACGAACTGGTGAATAAGCTGAGTCATGAAGACAGCCGCCAGGACTACCGCCAGCGTGCAACAGGCGGTAACGCCCCCGCTGACACTCTGACCAATTGCTGATGGAGCACAAAACCCGATGAAGAAGAATACCCGCTTTGCTTTTAACGCTTACCTGCAGCAGCTGGCGCGTCTGAACGGTGTGGCAGTTGAAGAACTGTCCAGCAAGTTCACCGTAGAGCCGTCCGTGCAGCAGACATTGGAAGACCAGATCCAGCAGTCCGCCGCTTTCCTGACGCTGATTAACGTCACGCCAGTGACTGAGCAGTCCGGTCAGCTGCTGGGGTTGGGAGTTGGCAGCACCATTGCCGGAACCACTGATACCACCGCGAAAGAGCGTGAACCTGTCGATCCGACGCTGATGGTCGATGTGGAATATAAATGCGAGCAGACCAACTTTGACACGGTGCTGACCTACGCGAAGCTGGACCTGTGGGCGAAGTTTCAGGATTTTCAGGTGCGTATCCGTGACGCCATCGTGAAACGTCAGGCACTGGACCGCATCATGATCGGTTTTAACGGCGTGAAGCGTGCGAAAACCTCCAACCGTAGCGAAAACCCGCTACTGCAGGATGTGAATAAAGGCTGGCTGCAGAAAATCCGTGAGGATGCACCGGATCACGTCATGGGCAGCACCACCACGGGCGGTGAAACCACACCGGGCGCAGTGAAAGTCGGGAAAGGTGGCGAATATGCCAACCTGGACGCCGTGGTGATGGATGCCGTCAATGAGCTTATCGACGTGGTCTACCAGGACGATGACGATCTGGTGGTGATTTGCGGTCGTGAACTGCTGTCTGACAAGTATTTCCCGCTGGTCAACAAAGAGCAGGAAAACAGTGAAAAACTGGCTGCCGATATGATCATCAGCCAGAAACGCATGGGGGGCCTGCAGGCCGTGCGTGCGCCGTTCTTCCCGCCGAATGCACTGCTGATTACCCGTCTGGATAACCTGTCCATCTACTGGCAGGAAGACACCCGCCGCCGTTCAGTTATCGACAACCCGAAACGTGACCGGATTGAAAACTTTGAATCCGTTAACGAAGCCTATGTGGTTGAGGACTACCGCTGTGCCGCACTGGTGGAAAACATCCAGATTGGCGACTTCAGCGCCGCCGCAGCAGAAACCGGAGCGTAATTCATGAGCCTGAGTCCCGCACGGCAGCATCGCCTGCGCGTTCAGGCTGAACAGGCCGCCCGCGAGGGCAGCAGTGTTCGCCACGCGTCGGGCTATGACCTGATGCTGCTGCAACTGGCGGAAGACCGCCGCCGTCTCAAGGGCGTTCAGTCCACGGTCAAAAAAGCGGAAATCAAGGTGGAGCTGCTGCCGAAATACGCTGCCTGGGCAGAGGGTGTCCTGGCTGCCGGAGGCACTCAACAGGATGACGTGCTGATGTACGTGATGCTGTGGCGCATTGATGCCGGAGATTATGCCGGGGCGCTGGAGATCGGGCGTCATGCCCTGCGTCATGGCTGGGTGATGCCACTGGGTAACCGCAATGTGCAGACCGTGCTGGCAGAGGAAATGGCAGACGCCGCGCAGAGCGCAATGCTTGCCGCCACCGGCTTTGATGCCGATCTGTTGTTGCAGACGCTGGAGCTGACAGACGGTCTGGATATGCCGGACCAGTCACGGGCGCGTCTGCATAAAGCGATTGGCGCTGTCCTGAGTGAAAGCAATCCGGCTTCCGCCCTTAATCATCTCAACCATGCGTTGCAGCTCGATCCCCGCTGTGGCGTGAAAAAAGACAAACAGCAGCTGGAGCGCAGACTGCGCAATGACAGCCGCTGACAGAACGTGCCCCCGCGCACGGGCGGCACGGGGTGGCGAAAGGCACTGCCACATCAAAACCCCGTCCACCGCCCTCTATTTCAGGAGAAAGCAGCATGAAGTTTGTTGCGCCAGAACAGGCACCGGAACAGGCGGAAATCATCAGAAATACGCCGTTCTGGCCTGATGTGGACCTGTCGGAGTTTCGCAGTGTGATGCGCACTGACGGCACGGTGACGCAGCCGCGTTTAAAGCAGGTTGCGCTGTCGGCAATTTCGGAGGTCAACGCAGAGCTGTATGAGTTTCGCAGACGCCAGCAGATGCTGGGATATGCCTCGCTGGCAGAGGTTCCGGCGGAACAGCTGGACGGGAAAAGCGAGCGAATTCAGCACTATTTCAACGCGGTTTACTGCTGGGCTCGCGCCATGCTCAACGAACGTTACCAGGACTATGACGCCACGGCATCCGGTGTGAAGCGGGGCGAGGAACTGGCAGAAGCCAGCGGTGATTTGTGGCGTGACGCCCGCTGGGCCATCTGCCGGGTACCCGCAATATTGAACAGCTCGGCGATGCGCTGAACTATCTGGATGATAACGCCATGTCGAAAGGGGCGGACATCATTGATGTGATGCAGCGTCTGGGCGGTGTGGCTGACCGTCTGGATTATCGTAAAGCGGCGGCGCTGGGTTCCACCTTCCTGACACTGGGCGCTGCGCCGGAGGTTGCAGCCAGTGCAGCAAACGCGATGGTGCGTGAATTGTCTATTGCCACCATGCAGAGCAAGAGTTTTTTTGAAGGGATGAATCTGCTGAAACTCAATCCTGAAGTGATTGAAAAACAGATGACGAAGGATGCGATGGGAACCATCCAGCGCGTGCTGGAGAAGGTGAATGCATTGCCGCAGGATAAGCGCCTGTCTGCTATGACCATGTTGTTTGGTAAAGAGTTTGGCGATGACGCGGCGAAACTGGCAAACAACCTGCCGGAGCTGCAGCGCCAGTTAAAACTAACAGCGGGCAATGATGCGCTCGGTTCCATGCAGAAAGAATCCGACATCAACAAGGATTCACTTTCTGCGCAGTGGTTGCTGGTCAAAACCGGAGCACAGAACACCTTCAGCAGCCTGGGCGAAACGCTGCGCCAGCCGCTGATGGATATTCTGTACATGGTGAAAAGCGTCACGGGGGCGTCGCGTCGCTGGGTGGAAGCTAACCCGGAACTGACGGGCACACTGATGAAAGTAGCCGCTGTTGTGGCTGCTGTTACCGTGGGCCTCGGCACCCTAGCTGTGGTGTTGGCTGCTGTGCTGGGGCCGCTGGCAGTCATCCGTCTGGGATTCTCTGTACTGGGTATCAAAACGTTACCTTCCGTTGCGGCAGCAGTAACCCGAACCCGCAACGCGTTGTCCTGGCTGGCTGGCGCTCCACTGGCACTGCTGCGACGCGGGTTTGCTTCATCGGGCAAGGCCGCAGGTTTACTTACTGCGCCGTTGTCGTCTTTGCGCCGCACGGCATCACTGACGAGAAATGTCCTGAAAACTGTAGCAGGTGCGCCGGTTGCACTGTTGCGATCTGGATTATCCGGTTTACGTACTGTTGCTGTGATGTTTATGAATCCTCTGGCGGTACTGCGCGGTGGACTGGCTGCCGCAGGCGCGGTGCTTCGTGTGCTTGCATCCGGTCCGCTGGCGATGCTGCGCGTTGCCCTGTATGCCGTATCTGGTCTGTTAGGTGCTCTGCTCAGTCCGATAGGTCTTGTGGTTACTGCACTGGCGGGCGTGGCGCTGGTTGTCTGGAAATACTGGCAACCCATCACCGCATTTCTTGGTGGCGTGGTGGAAGGATTCAAAGCGGCGGCAGGTCCCGTCAGTGCAGCATTCGAACCGCTTAAGCCCGTGTTCCAGTGGATTGGCGACAAAGTACAGGCGCTGTGGGGCTGGTTTACTAATCTGCTGACGCCCGTTAAGTCGACCTCTGCCGAACTGCAGAGTGCAGCGGCAATGGGGCGGAGATTCGGGGAGGCACTGGCGGAAGGGCTGAATATGGTCATGCATCCGCTGGACTCCCTGAAATCCGGCGTTTCCTGGTTGCTGGAGAAGCTCGGCATTGTCAGTAAAGAGGCCGCAAAGGCAAAACTGCCGGAAAGCGTGACGCGTCAGCAACCTGCGACGGTGAATGCAGACGGTAAAGTGATGATGCCATCGGGTGGTTTTCCATCATGGGGATATGGCTTTGCGGGGATGTATGACAGCGGCGGGTATATCCCGCGCGGGCAGTTTGGCATCGTCGGTGAAAACGGGCCGGAAATTGTTAACGGCCCGGCAAATGTGACCAGCCGGAGAAATACAGCTGCACTGGCTGCCGTTGTTGCCGGAATGATGGGCGTTGCTGCCGCACCAGCAGAGCTTCCACCGTTGCACCCTTTGGCACTTCCCGCGAAAGGTGGAGAAGCAATTGTGAGTCGCGCAGCCACTGTGCCGCCCGTTTACAGGATTGAGGCACCGACGCAGATCATCATCCAGACGCAGCCAGGACAAAGTGCGCAGGATATTGCGCGGGAGGTGGCCCGCCAGCTTGATGAACGTGAACGCAGGTTGAAGGCAAAAGCCAGGAGTAACTACAGCGATCAGGGGGGATACGACGCATGATGATGGTGCTGGGATTGTACGTGTTTATGCTGCGCACCGTGCCGTATCAGGAGCTGCAGTATCAACGCAACTGGCGACATGCGGCAAACAGCCGGGTAAACCGACGTCCGTCCACGCAGTTTCTGGGACCGGACAACGACATGCTGACGCTTTCCGGTGTTCTTATGCCGGAGATAACAGGTGGCAGGCTGTCGCTGCTGGCGCTGGAGCAGATGGCAGAACAGGGGAAAGCATGGCCCCTGATTGAAGGCAGCGGCACGATTTATGGCATGTATGTGATTGAGGGACTGAATCAGACTAAAACGGAGTTTTTCCGCGACGGTATGCCGCGCCGGATTGAGTTCACCCTGTCGCTCAAACGGGTGGATGAATCCCTGTCCGATATGTTCGGTGATCTCAGTGCGCAACTGAATAATCTGCAGGACATGGCAACGTCTGCTTTAAGCGATATCAGTAAAACGGTGGGAGGGCTGCTGTCGTGAATTTCAGCTCTGAACTGCTTAACAAAGGCAACAAAACTCCCGCATTCAGCATCAGTATTGAGGGCAGGGATATCACCACTGTGCTGGATAACCGCCTGATGAGTTTGACGCTGACGGACAATCGGGGCTTTGAAGCGGATCAGCTTGATCTGGAGCTGGACGACGCCGACGGAAAAATCGTGCTGCCGCGCCGTGGTGCGGTCATTACGCTGGCGCTGGGCTGGAAGGGGCAGCCGCTTTTCCCGAAAGGGACATTCACGGTGGACGAGATTGAACACACTGGCGCACCGGACCGCCTGACTATCCGGGCGCGAAGTGCTGATTTTCGTGAAACGCTGAATACCCGCCGTGAAAAGTCGTGGCACAAGACCACCGTTGGGGAAGTGGTGAAGGAAATAGCTGCGCGGCACAAACTGAAGATGGCATTGGGTAAAGACCTGTCAGATAAAACCGTGGAACATTTAGACCAGACCAATGAGAGTGACGGCAGTTTTCTGATGCGGCTGGCGCGCCAGTACGGTGCTATTGCGTCGGTGAAAAATGGCAATCTGTTATTCATCCGACAGGGACAGGGTAAAAGCGCCAGCGGTAAACCACTACCGGTGATCACTATCACACGTAAGGACGGCGACAGTCACCGCTTTACCCTGGCAGATCGCGGAGCTTACACGGGCGTAATTGCCAGCTGGTTGCATACTCGCGAACCCTCGAAGAAAGAAAGCACCACGGTGAAGCGTAAGCGCAGGACTAAGAAGCAGACGAAAGAGCCGGAAGCGAAGCAGGGCGATTACCTGGTGGGTACGGATGAAAACGTGCTGGTACTTAATCGCACTTATGCCAACCGGAGCAACGCCGAACGAGCGGCGAAAATGCAGTGGGAACGCCTGCAACGCGGCGTTGCGTCATTCTCGCTACAACTGGCGGAAGGTCGGGCAGATCTCTACACGGAAATGCCAGTGAAAGTCAGTGGTTTTAAACAGCCGATAGATGATGCGGAATGGACCATTACGACTCTGACACATACCGTCAGCCCGGATAACGGTTTTACGACCAGTCTGGAGCTTGAAGTGAGGATTGATGATTTCGAAATGGAATGATTCTTCGCAATGGAGAACTTTTAAGTTTGCAAAATGGAATAATACGGTATCATTATTGTGAATTTAGCAAAAATGGGGAGAGCTCGAAAAATGATGATTTGCCCACTGTGTGGAAGTGCCGCCCATACTCGCAGCAGTTTTCAGGTATCTTCATTGACCAAAGAGCGTTACAACCAGTGCCAGAACATTAACTGCAGCCATACTTTTGTTACCCATGAAACTTTTGTTCGTTCGATTGCAACGCCAAAAGAGTCAAATCCGGTTCAGCCGCATCCAATGAAATCAGGACAGGTGGCGCTCTCTCTTTGACGCTGCCGCCATTTTGTCGCCATCGTTAAAAAGCAGTGCTTCTAACATCATGATTTTAAAAGGTATAAATTTCAGGCAACAAAAAACCCATCAACCTTGAACCGAAATGGCGGGGTTGATGGGCTCCACAAAATGGGGACATCAAAGAAAAGCAGTGGCACTAATTAAGACTGATGCCCTGCGGAAAAGTTCTGCGGTTGTGCAAAAAAATTTCATTTTCAGGGCAACTTCAGTTTTATCCTAATCCTGGCCATACCATGACGATGATTGTCCCTGCCAGCGTCAGCAGGACGTTGGCGATTGCGTAGGTGCCCGCGTAGCCCAGCGCAGGGATGTTACTGCGAGCTGTATCACTGATGATCTCCATTGCCGGCGCGCAGGTGCGTGCGCCCATCATTGCGCCGAACAACAGTGCGCGGTTCATTCGCAATACATAAGCACCGAACAAGAAACAGATAACCACGGGCACAAGACTGACAATTAATCCGGCAATCAACATCTGACCGCCAATCGCGCCCAGGCCGTTATTAATACCGCTACCGGCGCTCAGACCAACGCCTGCCATAAACACCATCAAGCCGAACTCTTTCACCATGCTTAATGCACCTTGCGGAATGTAACCGAAGGTCGGGTGGTTAGCACGCATAAAGCCCAGCATAATTCCGGCGAATAACAACCCGGCAGCGTTCCCCATGCCGAAACTGAATGTGCTGAACTGGAAGGTGATCATCCCGATCATCAGCCCAATAACAAAGAAGGCGCAAAATGCCAGCAGGTCAGTGACCTGGCTGTGAATCGAGATAAAGCCGATGCGATCGGCGATGGTTTTTACGCGACGGGCATCACCGCTGACTTGTAAAACGTCACCTTTGTTAAGCACGACGTTGTCATCTATCGGCATCTCAATCTGGCTACGAATGACGCGGTTAAGGAAGCAACCGTGATCGGTCAACTTCAGTTGTGCGAGACGTTTACCTACAGCGTTATGGTTTTTAACGACCACTTCTTCAGTGACGATACGCATGTCGAGAAGGTCACGATCGAAAACTTCTTTACCGTTACGGAAGCTGGGATCGAGTCGGGCATGGGCGTCGGGATAGCCTACCAACGCTATTTCATCGCCCATTTGTAGCACGGCATCACCGTCTGGATTTGCCAGAATCCCGTTACGTCGAATACGTTCAATGTAGCAGCCGGTTTGTCGATAAATACCCAGTTCACGCAGATTTTTGCCGTCGGTCCAGGCCACCAGCTCCGGGCCGACGCGATAGGCGCGGATCACCGGTAAATAAACCTTACGGTTGGCATCAGTGTCCAGGCCACGTTCGCGGGCGATTTGCTGGGCGCTGGTCTGTAAGTCCTGATGCTGCAATTTCGGCAAGTAACGCGCACCAACAATCAAACTCACCAGACCGATTAAATAGGTTAAGGCATACCCGAGGCTCAGATTATCCAGTGCCAGTGAGAGCTGCCTGCTTTCCATGCCGGAATGACGCAGTGTATCGCCAGCACCGACCAGAACCGGTGTCGACGTCATAGAGCCTGCTAACATACCGGCCGTCAGGCCAATATCCCAGCCAAACAGCTTACCTAACCCTAAGGCGATCACCAGCGCACTGCCAACCATCACCAGTGCTAACATTAGGTAATTTTTCCCATCGCGAAAAAAAATGGAAAAAAAGTTCGGTCCGGCTTCGACCCCGACGCAGAAAATAAACAGCATAAAGCCAAGATTAAGCGCATCGGTGTTAATGCTGAAATGTTGTTGGCCTAATAACAGCGATACGACTAAAACGCCAATGGAATTACCCAGTTGGATCGAACCAAGTCGTAACTTTCCGAGACATAGCCCAAGCGCGAGGACCACAAATAATAACAGAATGTAATTCCCATTTAACAATTCGGCGACGTTTATATTCACGGAGGCTAACTTCTTGTTTACTAGTAAGCTGTTGAAAGAAATGGTAATTTACGATAATGTTTTTTACCAGAATTCAGGGCGCAGATTCATTCAGCGCACCTAAACGATAGTAAAGTAACAATATATTTTACTAGTGTAATCACATTAGGTATCAACGGCTATATGAATTGCGTTGGCCTATATTAGCATGGAATGCGAAGCGGCTTTATCTTACTGAACGCCACACTGGCGAAAAATGTGTTCGATAGACGCAGTGTCAGGAGGAACGAGTGAAACATAAACAACGTTGGGCGGGGGCAATCTGCTGTTTTGTCCTCTTCATTGTGGTGTGCCTTTTTCTGGCGACGCACATGAAAGGCGCTTTTCGGGCTGCCGGGCATCCTGAAATCGGCTTGCTATTTTTCATTCTTCCTGGAGCAGTCGCCAGCTTCTTTTCACAGCGTAGAGAAGTCCTGAAACCTCTGTTTGGCGCAATGCTGGCGGCACCCTGTTCGATGCTCATTATGCGGCTGTTTTTTTCACCGACGCGCTCATTCTGGCAAGAGCTGGCATGGTTACTAAGCGCGGTGTTCTGGTGTGCGCTGGGGGCACTGTGTTTCTTATTTATCAGTAGTTTGTTTAAACCACAGCACAGAAAAAATCAGTAAAGCCCTCAACGCGAGGGCTTGTCAGACGATCAGGCGTCCAGATTTTCTTTCACCCATGCAGCAAAATCGGTATAGCCGCCGATATGTTGCTGATCGACAAAAATCTGCGGCACGGTTTCTACGGGTTTACCTGCCTTTTGTTGTAGATCTTCTTTAGTGATCCCTTCCGCACGAATATCTACATACTGATACTGAAAATCATCGCGTTCATTGCTCAATTTCTCAGCCAGATCTTTTGCACGCACACAGTAAGGGCAACCCGGACGACCAAAAATAACGGTTTGCAT